ATAGACTTTTAAGACAGGAGGCAGGGGAATTGATCCCCTGCTCTTCCTTATTTCCTACATAGGAGTTATTATTATGGCATCTGTTATTAAAATTAAACGGACCAGTGTGTCTGGAAGAGTTCCGACAACATCTGGTCTAGATACTGGTGAATTAGCCTTAAACATACCTGATAAAAGACTATACACCTCGAACAGTACAGCAATCTTAGAGATTGGGTCTAATCCTTCAACGCTGTCTGTAAACAGCGCATATACTTTCCCACATACTGATGGCACACAAGGTCAGGTCTTAAAGACTGATGGCAGTGGTAATCTATCATTCAGCACTGTAACGAATTCAAGTCACACCGTAACCGTAAACAGCGGCAACACCTCCAGCGCAGGTGTCGTTCAGTCATTGGGTAGTCTTTCACCTGATGATGCTATTGCTGCAAACCCCATCGGTCATTTGGTGATCAATGTAAACGGTGTTGACTACAAAATCCCATATATGGCAGCGGTCGCTAACAACTCTAGTAGTGTATCGTCTGGTGATATGACTGCTTACTCAGGTAATACGTCTGTCGTTTCACAGACATTAGGTTCAACTGCTCCAGACGATTCTGTCGTAGCATCACCTGATGGGCATATCGTAATCAACATTAGTGGTACAGATTATAAACTACCGTTTTTCATATAAAAAATATTATAAATAACATAAAAGGAGTGCAATAAAATGGATATTGAAGCAAAATTGTCAGACGCTGTTGATTATATTGCTACTAACGACACAGTTAAGTTTCGGGAAACCGTTGCTGACGTATTGTTACAGAAAGCAAATGACAGAATCGACGCTGAGAAAATGAGTATTGCATCAACATTGTTCACAACACCAGAAGAGACAGACGATGAATAATTTTAAATCTATCAGAGTAATCAGCGAAGCAGATGCTGATGAGTACATCTTAGATGACGATGACAGCGAAGAAGAGTTGGCACCTCGTGCTGATGGCGAGGCTGAGTTTGTCGATCTTCATACAGCAGTTTCTATTGCTCATCCTGTCGCTGGTGATAATCAGTTTAAATCTGACAAGGACCATGTGGACCATACTGGTGCTGAATCAGATAACGCTGAAGGCGAAGACAAACCAGTTAAGCAAGGCACATCTGGTGATACCAAGTTTGCTCAGTTCCGTGATAAGATTGGCAAGACACCTGCTCGCAAAGGTGATAAGTCACAGGGTGATATGAAGGCAGAGACTGTCAAAGAAGAAGTCGAACTTGGTGAAGATAAAGAAATTACAGACATGATTAAACATTATGAAGATATGTTAAAGTCATTAGAACGTAAGAAAAAGAAAACACCAGGCACGGGTTTTGCAAAAATTAAGATTAAAGAAATCATTGCAAAGTTAAAAAAAGACCTAGGTGAAGAAGTCGAACTTGATGAGGCAGTCAAGGCTGGCATGATGAAGTTGAAAGATGGTAAGTCAATCAAGGTCAGTCCTGACGAAGCAAAGATGTTTAATGATGTAATGAAAGAGTTGAACCCAGAAAATCGTAAGCGTATGGAAATGGAAATGATGAAAGACCAAGGTTCCTATAAAAGAATGCTTACATTTGCTAAGAGGACTGGTTAATGCCTATTACAGTAAATCATAAGAAACCAGCGGGATACGTTGTATTCCGTGCTAATTCTACATCTGGTCTAAAACTCAATACGGCTAATGGTCTTGCTGGTGCTAACGCAATCGGTGAGACAGTAGGGTCAATGGCAATCTCAGAAGTAATGTGGTCAGTTGGTTCAGGGTCATGGACAGTTAAACGTGGTGCCAACACCGTCGCAGTATTTTCAGGTTCAGGTTATCATGACTATCAAGCAAGTGGTATGCGTCTAGAAGCAGTTGCTGGCGACCTATCTGCCAACTTAGACTTGACACTAAGTGGTACTGGTGTGATTACAATCAAAGCACATAAAGTATCAGGAGAGTAAGATGAAACTCATCAAAGAGGTATATGAAAATCTTGAATATATTGCTGAAGCAAATGCCGATGGGGAGAAAGAATTCTTCATTGAGGGCATCTTCATGCAAGCAAATCAAAAGAACCGTAACGGTCGCATGTACCCTACAGATATCCTAGAGAAAGAAGTAGAGCGTTACAATCAAGAGTATGTCGAAAAGAATCGTGCGTTTGGTGAGTTGGGTCATCCACAAGGTCCAACAATCAATCTTGAGCGTGTATCACATATGATTAAGTCTCTTACCAAAGAAGGTGATAACTTCATGGGTAAAGCAAAGATCATGGATTCACCATATGGAAACATTGTCAAAAACCTCATCAAAGAAGGCGCTTCTCTTGGTGTCTCTTCAAGAGGAATGGGTAGTCTCAAAAGCAAAAATGGCGTGAATGAGGTACAAGGTGACTTCTATCTAGCCACTGCTGCTGACATTGTTGCTGATCCTTCAGCACCTGATGCTTTCGTAGAAGGTATCATGGAGGGTGTTGAATGGGTTTATGAAGGTGGTAAGTGGGTCGAGCATTTTGTTGAGCAAGCACAACAAGAGGTTCATGCTGCTAGTAAAGCAGATTTGGAGCAAGTTAAGTTACAGGTTTTTGAGAATTTCCTAAAGAGACTGTAATAAATTCGTAAATAAATAATTATTATAAATAAATTATAAACTAACAGTAAAGGAGCGTATTATGTCAGATGAAAATCAAGAAGTTCTTGAAGACGCTGCTGATCTACAGGAGTTTAAGGCATCTATGGGCGATCCCTCAGAAGTACCTGAGCCAACCGCCGCTAAAGCCAAACCACTCCCAGGCAGCAAGTCACAAGGCGACAAAGCACCACAAACCAAAATGGGCATGCTTAATGCTATGATGAAGCGTTTCGGCGAGATGAAGAAATCAGATCTTGCCGCAGCATACAATAAAATGGGAGAGATGTATGAAGATTTAGATGCTTCAGACGAAGAAGCAGAAGAAATCTCAGAAACACCTCACATTTCTGCTGATGATATTGACCTCACTGATGATGTTGCCGCACTATTCGGTGACGAAGAGTTGTCAGAAGAGTTCAAGGAAAAGGCAACAACAATCTTTGAAGCCGTCGTTGTTTCTAAAATCAACGAAGCAATGGGTGATATGATTGAGAATGTTCAGACTGCTAAAAGTCTTGAGGAAGATGAACTCAAAGAAGAGATGGTCGAGAAAATTGACAGTTACCTCGATTATGTCGTTGAGCAGTGGATGGACAACAACCGTCTAGCAGTCGAGAATGGTATTCGTACCGAAATCGCTGAAGAGTTTATGGGCGGTCTAAAGTCACTCTTCGAAGCAAGTTATATCGACATGCCAGAAGAAAAAGCAGACGTTCTTGGTGAACTTTCCAATAAGGTTGATTCACTTGAAGAAGAACTCAACAAGGAACTACAGAAGAATATTGAACTTTCACAGTCAGTGGAAGAGTTACATCGTGGTTCTATTGTTGCTGATATCTCAGAAGACCTTACAGTTTCACAAGTAGAGAAACTAAAAAGTCTTGCTGAAGGTGTTGACTTTATTTCTGAAGAAGACTTCAAAGAAAAATTAGAGATGATCAAAGACACATACTTTGATTCAAGTATTGATGAAGAAGTACAGAATGAAACTATTTTTGATGAGGATGAGCCTCTTGAAGAAGAAGCATCCGCACCAAAGGTAACTGGTGAAATGGCACAGTATATGAGCGCAATTTCTAGAACTGTCAAGAAATAATTATTATAAATAAATCTATAAACAAGCGTAAAAGGAGTATTATCTATGCTTTCCGAAAGTTTAATCAACAAGTGGCAACCAGTTCTTGAACATGCCGATCTTCCAGAGATCAAAGATGTTCATCGTCGTTCTGTAACTGCCACTCTACTAGAAAACCAGGAAAAGGCTGCTAAAGAAGCTGCCATGGGTTCTGGTGGTTATCACATGCCTTCACTATTGGGCGAAGCAGCACCTACTAACGCAATGGGCGCATCTTCATCCGTTGCTGGTGATGGTTCAATCGACATCTTCGATCCAGTGCTTATCTCACTCGTTCGTCGTTCAATGCCAAACATGATTGCATACGATATTGCTGGTGTCCAGCCAATGACTGGTCCAACTGGTCTTATCTTCGCAATGCGGTCACGTTTCGACTCACAAGCTGGTACAGAAGCACTATTCAACGAAGCACCAAGCACATTCTCTGCTTCTGCTTCTGGTAACACTGCTTCACTTGCTGCCAGCAGCATCGATGGTTCTGCTGCTCAAGCTGGTAACGATCCAACTGCTCGTGCATCTGGTTCAGGTTATACAGTTGGTACTGGTATGTCAACTGCCGACTCTGAAAAACTTGGCGATGTTGGTCAGAATTCATTCCAAGAAATGGCATTCAGTGTTGAGAAAGTTGCTGTCACAGCAGTTTCACGGGCTCTAAAAGCAGAGTACACAATGGAACTAGCACAAGACCTTAAAGCAATCCACGGTCTTGACGCTGAAACAGAACTAGCCAACATTCTATCAGCAGAAATTCTTGCTGAAATCAACCGTGAAGTTGTTCGTACAGTCAACTACACCGCTACTGCTGGTGCACAAGACAACGTAACAACATCTGGTACTTTCGACCTAGACGTTGATGCCAACGGTCGTTGGAGTGTTGAGCGTTTCAAAGGCATGATCTTCCAGATCGAGCGTGAAGCAAATGCCATTGCTAAAGCAACTCGTCGTGGTAAGGGTAACGTAATGATCTGTTCTTCAGACGTTGCTTCTGCTCTTCAGATGGCTGGTGTTCTAGATTACACACCTGCTCTTAGCAACAACCTAAACGTTGATGACACAGGTAACACCTTCGCTGGTGTTCTAAACGGTCGTATCCGTGTCTACATCGACCCATACTTCGCAAGTGCTTCAGGCAAGCAGTATTTCACACTAGGTTACAAAGGTTCAAGTGCCTTTGATGCTGGTATCTTCTACTGCCCATACGTTCCACTACAAATGGTTCGTGCGGTTGGCGAAAACACATTCCAGCCAAAAATCGGGTTTAAGACTCGTTATGGCATGGTTGCTAACCCATTTGCTACATCAAACGCAGATGGTGCAATTGCCTTCGCTAAGAAGAATATCTACTATCGCTTGGTCGGTGTCAGCAACCTTATGTAATCATAAGATTGGGGACAACCCAACAAGAAACTGGAGGGGGGCATTTGCTCCCCTCTTTTTTTTGTATAAATAGATTGTTAGGAGGTAAATATGGCAGACCCAACGAATAAAAATATGCTAGGTCAAACTGGTTTCAGATTAGTTCTGGACAGATTGCCTACAGTCACATATTTCTCACAGACGGCAAGTCTACCGAATGTGAGTTTAAGTGGTGCTGTGAATGTGCCTACACCTCTTATTGATTATCCACTCCCAGGAGAAAAGTTGACATTCGGTGCTTTTAATGTTACATTTAGAGTGGACGAAGATATGAAGAATTTTTTAGAGTTATACAATTGGTTGTTAGGTTTGGGGTCGCCCGAATCAACTGATCAATACAGAAGATTTCAAAATGCCAGTATCAATCAAAACAACCTATCTGACGGTACTTTAGTTATTTTGAGTAGTAAATACAATCCTAACATTCGTGTGAAATTTAGAGGTATGTTTCCAGAGTCTATTTCAGAACTTCAGTTCAGCACTGCTGCTACTGATATTGATTACTTAGAAGCAACAGCCTCATTTAGATATAGGGATTATACCATCGAAACAGTCTAGGAGTAATAAAATGCTTACGAGTATACTTTTTTCGTCTATACTCATAACAGTTTCTTATGGCACGGGTATGTGGTTTGGTATGAAAATTCAAAAAGACATGGATGAAAGAAGAATAGAAGATGCCGAAAGAAGTAAATTTATTAATGTTGTAATGGATAATGGAGTAAAAAATATTACATGAATATTGATCAAATCATGGACCTATGGTCTGAAGACGTGAAGATGGACAATGTAGATTTAGATTCTGAGAGCTTGAAGATACCCAATCTTCATGCCAAGTGGCTTAACATCCTCACAAAAGAGCGGCAGAAGTTGCGACGTCTTACAGTCAAAAAGCAGCAACTTGCTAAGACCCTCGCTGAATACTATCGGGGCGAACTTAATAACCCCGAAGATTTAGCAGAAATCAAACGAGAACCATGTCTGAAAACGGTTCTGAAATCAGAGATACATACTTACGTCGATACAGATTCCGACATGATTGAATTGAACCTTAGAACATCATATCAGCAAGAGATCGTTGATGTGGTTGAAGAAA